CAGAAATTCTTCGGGACAGATTGGACATGCTTGGACAAGTCGAATCTTATGTCGGTACATACTTCTCTAAGGAATATGTGAAGAAACAAATCCTTAGAATGTCTGATGAGGAGATTGAAGAAATTGACAATCAACTTAAAGATGAAGAAGGTGGTGACATGACAGGTGATGACGATGGTATGTTCGCACATAACGACCCAAATAAAGGAGATAAATAATGGTAGATAATGTAAAGGACTTTGTAAGTTCAATTGCATCAGGCGATAACCTTGCAGCGGAGACTCATTTTAATAATGCACTTGCTTCTAAGGTAGGAGATGCATTAGAAACAAAAAGACAAGAGGTGGCACAGACTTTTGTGACACACCATATTTCAGACTCAGAGGTAGAAAAAGATAGTGAGTAAAACTCTTTCACAGTTCAAACAAGAACTACCAGAGAAAGATGAGCATAAGAATTCGAGGGAGTACAAGAAGTTGTCTCCAGCGATGAGAAAGGCTATTGACGCTATTTTTAAGGAAATGGATGCGAAACCTAATAATTTCCTAAATACTTTTGAAAAAACAATAAATAGTGTTTCCAAGAAGTTCAAAGTTCCGCAGAAGGCACTTATGGACTATTTTGAAAAAGAAATGCTAGCAATTTAGGGATAGAGTACAATGAAGATAATCGGAGCAGAAGAAGCACTTGCAACTGGTACTACCAAGGGCAAAACTGTGACTGCACATTATGTGTTTAACACAGGTTCAGTGGGAGCAGTTACAATTAGAAACGCAGGCGATGACGGTAACACAGGTTCAGTAAGAGTCGGTGCAAATGCTGGTGTCGTTATTCACACAGACATTGGAGTTGGAATGCGTGGTGCATCCGATATCAAAATTACTCCTATCGTAGCATCGGGGTTCTAATATGAAACTAATAGCAGAACAGATACAAGAAGTAGAATACATCACCGAAGCCAAAGAGGACGGTGAAAAAGAAATGAAGATTCGTGGAATCTTTATGCAGGCAGACATGAAAAACCGTAACGGTCGTGTCTACCCAATGAGTGTACTTCAAAAAGAAGTCACTCGTTATAACAAAGAATTTGTTGCTGAAGGTCGTGCGTTTGGGGAACTGGGTCATCCAGAAGGCCCTACTGTCAATCTTGACAGGGTATCGCACATGATAACTAAACTGGAAGCTGATGGAAAGAACTTTATTGGTGAGGCGAAACTGCTCTCTACTCCAATGGGGGAAATAGCGAAAGCATTAATCAAAGATGGTGGTAAACTTGGTGTCTCTTCAAGAGGTATGGGTTCTATCGAATCTAAGAGTGGTGCTAATTATGTGAAAGACGATTTTTATCTTGCCACTGCGGCAGATATTGTTGCAGACCCATCTGCACCTCAAGCCTTTGTTGAAGGGATTATGGAAGGTAAGGAATGGATTTGGAACAACGGAATACTCAAAGAAGTTGAGATTGCCGAACTCCATGATGAAATCAATGAGTCTGTAAGACGTAAACAAACTAATGTTTCCGCACTTGCATTCGCAAAATTTCTGTCTAAACTTTAATCATTATAAATATGTTAATAAAACAACCAAGGAGAAAATCCCAATGTCAGAACTAGACAAGACAATTGAGGAACTAGAGGCGGAAGTCAGTGCAGAGCTTGAAGAAGCAAAAGCACCTGGCGCAACTGCTGGTAAAGGTGACTCAATGGAAAAACAAGAAGGTGATGTTGAAGATTTGGGTAAACCTGTCGTTGATCCAGAATCAAAAGACAGTGCTGGAAAGAAGGCTTCTGCTAAAGTAAAGAAAGCAGCAGACCCTAAAGCCGGTGCAACCAAAGAAGAAACTGAAACTTCAGACGATTCTGAAACAGAATCACTAGAAGAAGGTAAGATGACAAAAGCGGAAATGTTGAAAGCAATGTACTCTGAAATGGAGAACATGAAAGCTGGAGACCTTAAAGCGTCTTACGACAAAATGATGGCAAAAGAAGAGGAAGAAAAAGAAGAAGAGTCTGCGAAAGTTGACGAATCTACTTTGGAAGACCGTCTTGCGTCAGTTGATGTATCAGAAGATGTTTCTGCACTAGTTAATGGTGAAGAAATTTCAGAAGAATTTAAGGAAAAAGCATCTACAATTTTTGAAGCAGCTGTAAAATCAAAACTTCGTTCAGAAGTTGAGAGAATTGAATCTGCAAAGGTTCAAGAAGTTGCTGAAGAAGTAAACAAAGTCCAAAGTGAGTTAACTGAAAAAGTTGACGCATACATGGGTTATGTTGTTGAAGAATGGATGAAGGAAAATGAAATTGCAATTGAACGTGGTCTCAAAGGCGAGATTGCAGAAGATTTCATTTCTGGACTTAAATCACTTTTCGAGGAGCATTATATTGATGTTCCAGATGAAAAGTATGACATCTTAGGACAACAAGCTGAGAAGCTTGACGCCCTAGAAGCCAAACTCAATGAACAAATTGAAAAGTCT